CGATAAAATAAATAGAACTTCACGCGCATCTGAGGAACAAAAAAATATAAGAAATAAACCTTGGACGCCACCATCATCTCTGGATGCACCACCTGCGCCAGACGGTTATGTCCATAGATGGATAAGAACCGAGAGTATGGGTTTTCAGGATACGGCAAACGTATCTAAGAAAATGAGAGAAGGTTGGGAATTTGTGAGAGCCGAAGAGATCAAGAATCAATTAGGTGATCACTCTTATCCAGTCATTGCTCAGGGAACTTACGCAGGTTTGATCGGGGTTGCTGGCCTTGTGTTGGGAAGGATACCTGAAGAAATTGCAAAAAGCCGTGCTGAGTATTTTAGAAAAATTACTCAAGACAGAGTAGACGCGGTGGACAACGATGTCTTAAAGGAACAACGACCGGAGATGCCTATTAATATTAATAGACAATCTCGCGTAACTTTTGGTGGTGGAAACAAATCCTAATTATTTGGGAATATTCACTCCAAAGTAAAGTAAACAATAAAAGGAGATAAACAACTATGGCTAATGTAGCTGAAAAATATGGTCTAAGACCAGTAAGAAAGTTAGATGGCTCTCCATTTATTAACGCGCAAAACAGATACAGAATTGCTAGTGGTTATGCTACAGCAATTTTCCAAGGTGACTTGGTTAAACCTGTAACTGGTGGCGGAATCGAAAGAGCAGTAGCAAATACTTCCGATAAAGTCGTGGGCGTTTTTAACGGAGTGTTCTACACAGACCCTACTACTCAGAAGCCGACGTTTAAAAACTATTATCCAGGTGGAGTTGCAGCTAGTGATATTATCGCTAATGTAATTGACGACCCAAGTGTAGTTTACTCGATCGACTCTGATGGAGCGTTTGCAGTAGCAGACATCTTTAAAAACTTTGCAATAACAAACGTAACAGGAAACACTTTAACAGGTATTTCTGAAGTCCAATTGGATCACAGTGTATCTGGTTTAACAACAAGTGGTACTGTTCTTCAAGCAATTGATATTTCGCAAGATACGCAAAATAGCGATGCTGGAAGCGCGAACGTAGATGTGTTGGTTAGAATTAATAACCACTTCTACGATCAAGGCACAGGCTTATAATAATAGGAGATTATAAATTATGGCTATATCAAGATCACAACTAGTTAAAGAACTAGAGCCAGGTTTAAATGCACTATTTGGCCTGGAATACAACAGATACGACAATGAACATGCAGAGATCTTTGCTTCTGAAACTTCAGACAGAGCGTTTGAAGAAGAAGTAATGTTATCTGGCTTCGGTACTGCAGCAACTAAAGCTGAAGGTGCTATGGTCACTATGGATCAAGCGACTGAAGCGTACACATCAAGATACACTCACAACACTGTAGCATTAGGTTTTGCTATAACTGAGGAAGCTATCGAAGATAACTTGTACGACAGATTAGCTGGCAGATACACAAGAGCTCTTGCAAGATCAATGGCGCAATCAAAACAAATCACAGCTGCTAACATTTTGAACAACGGTTTTGACACTGGTGGTTCATACAATGGTGGTGACGGAAAAGCATTAATGACTACTGATCACCCACTAGCAAATGGTGGAACTTTCAGAAATGAACTTTCTACTGCTGCTGACTTGTCAGAAACATCGTTAGAACAAGCGTTAATCGATATCGCTGCGTTCGTAGACGAAAGAGGACTAAAGATCGCTCTACAAGGTAGAAAAATGATAATTCCAAAAGAATTACAATTTACTGCTGAGAGAATCATGAAGTCACCTTTATCTACAACTGCAGGTGGATCAAACGCGTTTGCTAAAAACGACATCAACGCAATGATGAACATGGGTATGATTCCTGAAGGTTACAGAGTTAACCACTTCTTGACTGATACTGATGCATTCTTCATTTTGACTGATGCGCCTAACGGTTTGAAAAACTTTGTTAGATCGCCAATTAAAACTGCGATCGAAGGAGATTTCGACACTGGAAACGTAAGATTTAAAGCTAGAGAAAGATACAGCTTCGGTTGGTCTGACCCTAGAGGAATCTTCGGTTCTCCAGGAGCGTAATAAGGAGTTTATAGGGGCGTACTTTACGCCCCTATATTTAAAGTTTATAATAGGATTTATTATGGGATACAAAAGCGATATTCAAGCAACAAGATCAACAGCGGCAGCAGGGGCATCTGCGATTATTGAAGGCCCAATCAGATTAAGAGGAATTATTATTGCTTCAGATGGCGGTGGAGCAGGTGTTTTAGAATTAACAACAACTTCAAACACAGGTACAACTTTATTTATTGGGGATGTGCCTACAGGTGACTTAGTAAACTTTTCTTTTCCTGAAGATGGTATTCCATTTCCAAAAGGAATTTTTTGTAAAACAAAAACTAATGTTGCTGCGTACACACTTTTAACTGATAAATATTCAGCTCCAGGTTTAACAACATAGGTACAACATGGATTACTATGCTGACTTAGGTATAGAGATCGATGGTTTCGCAAAAGGTGGAATGCCTGCGCGTAACAAAAAAAATTATAGATCTACAAAATCTGGTGCAGGTATGACGGCAGCAGGGGTCCGTGCATACAGAAGAATGAACCCTGGATCAAAATTAAAAACAGCAGTAACAGGTAAAGTCAAAAAAGGAAGTAAGGCAGCAAAAAGAAGAAAGTCATATTGTGCAAGAAGTGCTGGACAGATGAAAATGCACAATGTAAATTGTAGCAAAACTCCAGATAAGCGAATATGTGCTGCAAGGAGAAGATGGAAATGTTAAATGGCTTATCTAAATGCAAACTTACCACCCATATATTGTAAAATAAGAAAGGAGTATCTTTATGACCTTAAAAAACATCATGGAGAAAGTGAAGACTGTGTGGTCTTCGGTCTTACATCTATATCAGGGCGTGCGCTCTTATTTAACATCATGCTTCCCAACGGTGCATGCTTTTGGCGTCTCCCTATATCAGCGTTTTTTCAAAAATCGTTTGATAGATCCAATGTGCCAAATATGCAGACGCATGAATTGGAACTGTGGAATTGTTTTAGCTATTATCCTAGTGTTCATCGTTTTGATTGGTTGGCTGGTTTAAAAGGTAAATATCTAGGTTTAGATAAAAAGTTTTACCATGGCGAATATTTATTCACTGTCGATTGGGGTCATCCAGAAACCAATATCTTGGATGTTGAACATTCTGAAATACCTCAAGAACATAAGTGTGCACATATATTGGCTCTTAATAATGGGAATTATGCAGCTCAGCCTAATAATCGTATTTTGTGGCATGTTAATAGTTACACTACTGATACATCTTGGCCTGACTATAAAGTCCAAACTACTTATTGGGATGCAGAAGATTCGAACATGGTGACTGAGGATAGTGACAATATGTTTTATGAGATGTATCATAAAAAGAAAGAATAATATGAATTTAGAAAAAGATTTAAAATTTGCAAAGAAACAAAGACAGTTAAAAGAGTCAGCTGTAGCACAACTTCGTAAAAGAAGTAAAGATTCTATAGCTAGACCAAGAGCTGAAAAAAATATAACAACTGAAAACCCCCAACTACAAAGAATCTAATGTTAGATAAATTTATGTATGCCTTTTTCGGAGCAATAGATAAATTAGCAAGTCTAATTGAATTAATTGTTTTTGGTAAAAAAAAGAAAAAAAATAAATGAAAGATAAACCACTCAATATCTCAGAATCGGCAGCCGTTCAGATGCCAATGAAGACGGTAGCCTCTCTGATTTTGCTCGTCGCAGCTGGCGTGTTCGCATATACGGAGTTGACAGCAAGGCTAGTTTCGTTAGAGACATCACGTGAGCTATTTCAAAATGATTTGCTTAAAAAAAGTGAACAAGTGCCCGTCGATCAAGAGCAGATATTTTTAATCGAGGATTTGTACAAGACCGTAGAGAAAATGGAACAGACTCAAGAGATGAACATGACCAATAAAGTGAACATCGAGTTTTTAAGAGAGCAACTAGATAAGGCTTTGGCTGATATTGAAGCTCTAAAAGATAAAGTTAGAGAAAACGGAGCACACTAATGGAGTTGATTATAGCCCTTCTTATGATTGTCAATGGAGAAATCAAAGAACACAGAATACAAGAAACTATGTCTGACTGCTTAAAAGGAAAGAGGGTTGCAATGAGAACGAATAAAAATAATAATATTCAGTACCAGTGCATAAAATCGATGGCGGAGCTTGAGTCGAACATAGATGGATCAAAGTCAATTAAAAAACTAATATTGGAGTAATTATGGAATTAACACGTAATTTTAGCTTACAAGAATTAATTAAATCAGACACTGCAATTAGATTGGATATCAATAACAATCCTAACTCAGGTCAAATAGAAAAACTTAAAGCACTTTGTGAGAATATCTTACAGCCGGTACGTGATCACTTCGGCAGAGTAAAAGTGACTAGCGGATTTCGTAGTGAGCAGCTGTGTATTAAGATCGGCAGCTCAGTCAACAGCCAACATGCCCGTGCAGAAGCGGCGGATTTTGAAGTTATGGGTACAGACAATGC